ATGATATTGGGGAGCAGTGAAACTACAATATGATGTTTTACTTCTGTGTATTTCTAATAACATATCCTTGTTATTTAGGTAGTTAACTTTAGCTGTCATTAATTAATTCTCCGGATGTTACATTATAAAGTATGCACTTAATAAAGTCAAATAAATAATATACCAAAAGGACTTTATTATGGGACTATTCGATCCTACACAACTTGCAGGCGCTTCAAATATTATAGATGCTGGATCGTCTGGATTCAACACTCTCAGCAACATAGGCGGTGCGGTTGCCGCCGGGCTTGCTTCTGGCGATATTGCAAGCGCAATTCGTGCTGTCAATTTACCATCGGCAGGCGAAGCAATAGGCGATACACTACAATCCATAGCCGCTTTTAAAGGCGATCCGCATCCAAACGATTGGCGTGTGAGATTAAGCATGTCTACTTGGCCCAGTTTTAGCACTAGCGCAGTATTGAAACCATTAACTGATGCAGGCGGTTTAATATTTCCATATACTCCAAAAATTAACATACACGGAGCTGCCAGTTATACACCAGTTTCTCCAGTACATTCTAACTATCAATTTCATGCGTATAGAAATAGTGAACCAGGTAAAATTGTTATCAATGCACCTATGTTTGTAGAAGATACTACACAAGGATTATACTGGATCGCTATGGTACATTATTTAAGAAGCCTGACTAAAATGTTTGCAGGAACTGATCCAAAAGCCGGTAATCCTCCTCCTATTGTATTCTTAAATGGTTACGGAAATTATGTTTTTAAAAATATTCCAGTTGTTGTAACTAGCATGAATGTAGAGTTAGATAATAATTGCGATTACATTGGTGTTAACGTTGTCGGTAGTGCTGCCGGAGCAGTAGAAGGAACAGCAGATGGGATCTCTGGTTTAGCAAGCAGTGTAGGAGGATTATTTGATGCAGGCAGTACAGCAAGCGGAATTTTCAGCGGCATTAGCACTATTGCCAGCGGAGTTGGCCAAGTATCTGCGTTAGCTGGTACGTTTGGTCTTGGAGGAACAACTAGCGGCGGAGTTACACATGTACCAACCAAGACTACCTTCTCAGTTACCTTGCAACCGATATATAGTAGAAACAGTGCTCGTAATTTCAGCCTTGATAGATTTGTTCAAGGTGGCTATCTTAATAACAGTTTTGGGTACATTTAATTATGGCAGCTACTTACACAAATACCAGTCCTTGGTTTAACACACCTATAACACAAAATTATTTAGATGTATTAACTATACGTCCGGTAGCCGCACAAGCTGATGATTTTCTTTATACAATTGAAAGTCAGTATACTTTCCGACCAGATTTATTAGCATATGATCTGTATGGACAAGCAACATTGTGGTGGGTCTTTATACAGCGCAATCTTGATGTATTGCAAGATCCTATTTTTGATTTTGTACCTGGAGTACAAATTTATATTCCTAAAGGTAGCGGCCTTACATCTGTATTAGGACTATAATATGAGTTTAGATGGCATTCCAGGTTTAATCGACTCAGCTACTAATTTAGGTAATACTGTAAACAATGCAGTTTCTAATGCAAGTTCGGCTTCAAGTTTTTCTGGATTTTTAGATAGTGTAACAGGTGCATTTAGTAGTCTTGGAAAATTCTTTCAAACTCTATCTGGCGTAAATTTACCTATTAAAAACCCCTTACATGCGTATGCATCATACGATTACATATTAAGTTTAGCATGTTTAAGTAATAACGAAGTAACAAATCCTGATAAGACTTACATGGCTGGAGCACCATTGACACTAATATGTAAAAGTGCCAATGCAGATCCTACTAATCGTATTAATACTGCATATGGAAAATTTGATTTCTTCTTTCAAGACTTGGCATTTGATGTTGCTACTCAGGTAGATGTAAATTTAACAGGAAATTATAAATTAGATTTTACAATTTTTGAACCCTACAGCATGGGAATGTTTTTTGAATCCTTGCAGTCCGCGGCTGATCAACTAGGTTATGATACATGGAGATCTGCAATATGGTTAATAGCTATTGAATTTAGGGGAACCAAAGAAGACGGTACAATGGTTCCTATTCCTAATACAAAAAGATATATTCCTTTTGAAATTAGAGATATGTCAATGCAAGTTGATGGCCGAGGGAGTGTTTATACGATTTCAGGTATGCCATCTAATATGATGGCGCTATCAGATGCCGTGGCAATGTTTAACACTGATATTTCATCAGATGGAGCAACTGTTGGAGAAATATTGCAGTCAGGGGAATTTAGTTTACAAGTTGCTCTTAATAAATTTGAACAAGAAAAAGTAGACAAAGGCTTACAAGAAAAACCTAATCAATATTTGATATATTTTCCTAATGATCCTAGTAGCGACTCAGGAAGCTCAATTGGAGCAGGTGGATCACTTTTAGAAACAGTTATACAAGCGACAATAGATCCAAGTGCCAGCGGCAGTACATCTGATGCAATTAAAACTAAATTTCAATTACAAACTAATACTATTACTAATGACCTTGCTCAGCAAGTTAGTGATTTAAATGAAATAGGTTCAGCTCCTATGGGATTTGATACTACCAGGGAAGGTGATATTCCTATGGGAAGAGATGATCAAGTTTATGATAATGCTAGTAAAACTTTCTTTGGTGGTGCTTTGACTCGAGATCCAACTAAGGCAAATTTTAAATTCGATCAAAAAACTAATATTGTTAATGCTATTAAACAAGTTATTTTGCAAAGTGATTACCCTAAGGCATCTCTAGATGCATCTTCTATAAGTCCAGAAGGATATAGAAACATGTGGAGTATACGACCTTGGGTATTTCCTTTAGGAACTAAAGCCGATTCAGTTACTGGTGATATTCCTAGATTATATGTTTATAAAGTAACGCCTTATAAAGTGCATGCCAGCAGATTAAAAGCACAGAGTCAAGCAATACCAGGATTTAACTTACTAAGTCAGCAAGCTCCAAAGCAATATAATTATATCTATACTGGTAAAAATGATGACATCTTAAGTCTGAATATTGATGTAAACAAATCATTTTTTCAAATTATGCCAGCTGATGCTGGAACAGAAAATTCGGATAGTAAAACTAATGAAAGGCAAGCTAGTGGTAGTGAAGGTAGTTCTACTAAACCACTTAACCTTGGATTAGGATCAAATTCTGTAAACAAACAAGGAACTGGTAGCTTTGTAGGTTATATCGGTAGTTTATTTAAGTCGGATGGCCACGGTGGCGGAGGAACAGAACGACCAGCAACTAGAGCTGCCAAGGCTTTTGTGGATGCAATGGCCGTGGAATATGATGTATATAATATCCGAATGGAAATTATGGGAGATCCTTATTATATTGCACACAGCGGAACTGGTAATTATACGTCGTCGGCTAGTCAATATGTAAATTTAAATGCCGATGGTACTATGAATTATGAAAATGGAGAAGTAGATATTGTTGTTAATTTCAGAACTCCTATAGATATTAATCAAACCACTGGAATGTATAATTTTGGAGCAAATAGTCAATCAGCTCCACTTACTAGATTTAGTGGATTGTATTGTATTACAAAAGTTGAGAATCGTATGTCTGAAGGAAAATTTACACAAATAATTTCAGCATTAAGAAGATCTGATCAAGAAAATCCTGGAAGTGCGATTGCTTCGGCAGTCGAAAAAGCTCAGTATCTTAATACTAACCCTGTAGTAGATAAAGGCAATCCGTCAGGGTCTGAAGAAGAATCTTCAAGTAATTAACATAAAGGAATACAATGGGAGGAAATAACTATACCGCGCCAAATGATAATATGTACAGTAGTACAAATTATCCAGATACACCCGTCGGCCCATTTTTAGCAACAGTTATTGGTCATCAAGATGGCAAATATTTAGGCAGACTTAATGTATTGATTCAACGTCAAGGTTCAGGTAATAATAATTCTAGTACACAAACAAGAATTGTGGACTATATGAGTCCTTTTTGGGGTGTAACTGGATACGGTCAAACTACCGATGATTCTGGAAATCCCGGTAATTACGACGGCACACAAAAAAGCTATGGTATGTGGATGGTTCCACCTGATCCAGGCTCAACGGTGTTGGTTATATTCTTAGCTAATAATCCAGCTAAAGGCTATTGGATAGGCTGTGTTCCTAAAGACGATAGTTATATGAATTTTATGACTCCTGGTATTGCTGCCACAAAGTTTGCTATAACAGACGATGCAACACTTTCTGTAACAGCAGATAGTCAAGGTAAAGATTTAAGAGTTCCTGTGACAGAATATAATAAAAGATCTTCTGACAATGCTGGTCCGCAAGATCCTACTAGATTTAATAAACCAATACACCCTTTAGCATTATTTTTAGACAATCAAGGACTGTTGTTAGATGACATTCGAGGAATTACAACTAGTAGTGCTAGACGAGAAGTGCCTAGTACTGTATTCGGAATAAGCACTCCGGGCCCAATTGACAGGGACGGACAAACAGGATTAGTTGGAACAAAAGAAGCTAATGTGCCTAATGCACCAGTTAGTCGCCTCGGTGGCCAAACATTTATTATGGATGATGGGCATAACAAATATTTGCGCAAAACTGATGCTAGTAGCGGTCCTCCAGAATATGCTAGTGTTGAAAACGGAGAAACAGATGGCGATCCACTTCGTCCGCATAATGAATTAATCAGGCTACGAACTCGTACTGGTGCTCAAATACTATTTCATACTAGTGAAGATCTAATTTATATTACTAATAGTAGGGGCACTAGTTGGATAGAAATGACAAGTGATGGCAAAATAGATGTGTATGCTCAAGACAGTATTAGCATGCATACAGATGCTGACTTTAATTTTTTAGCAGGAAGAGATATTAATTTAGAAGCTGTGAGAAATATTAATATTAAAGCTGGTGGAGATCATCAGTTAGAAGTTGTAGGCAATAAAACAATAATTGTAACTGGTAATAGAACAATTAGTGTTAAAGGCACACATGACGAAACTATTATTGGAGCAACAAATTTATCTATTCAAGGCGACTATAATCAATTGCTAAATGGTGCTTTAGGAATCACAGTGGCTAATGATATTAATATTAATACTGCCGGTGGTACAGCTATTACTACTGCTAAAGATCTTAATATTAATACTACTGGCGGTAATAATTTGACAGCAGGCGGAAAAAGTAATTTTAATAGTGGTGGTCAACAATTATTTACGGCAGGAGGAAGCACAGAAATATCAAGCTCTGGCACTAATATTAATGGTGGTAATATTAATTTAAATAGTGGTAGCGCCGCGTCTGCTGACAAAGCCACAGAAGCAACTAAAACATCTAAAGCTACTTTACCAGTTGCTTTAGCAGTATATCCTAATCCAACTGAAACAGACGGAACTACTCTTAATAGTATTATGTTGCGTGTACCTACGACAGAACCTTATCCGCATCATGAAAATTTAAATCCTACACTATTTAAAACTAGTAAGACAGATATTGCAGCCGCAAATAGTGCGGCACAATCACAAGTTAATTCAGGATCATAAAATGAGTATATTTTCCAGAGTTAGTGCAGATCTTAGTGATCTAAAAAAACTTGCCAGCGTTGCTCATCTTGGTAATGGCATCAGTATAGCATCTGTCAAATCTTTATTGAGCAGTGCAAAAGGTATTGCAGGAGTTGCCGCTGGTATTGCAGGAGTTGTTTCAGTTGCAAAAGGAATAAGCGGAGCAGGTTTAACTAGCGGAGTAGCCCCTGCACCAATTGTTTTACCCACAGTGACTTTAAGTTTAACGCCAATAGTAGCAACGTGGGGAAATAGATTTTCTCCGCAATGGACTAGTACAGGTCCTGTTTCTATTGGAGTGTTAGAGTTTAAATGGGACGGCGGTGATATAACAGTGCCAGGCAACTCACCAACAGGTACTCCATCTTTTGATTCGACCGGAAATGGAGCTATATCTAATCCAGCAAATAATTCGGCGCATTTGACAGATGCTAATGGAATTTATGTCCTTTACACTATGACAGTATCTAGCTATTCATACGCACCATATGGGTTGCTAGGGCAAGCTAGTGCTGAAATAAAACTTTATGCACCATAACATATCGGAGCAAATATGGCAGACACTTTAACTCCTAGTATAGATCCAGTAATTGGAACTGCAATCGAAGTTCCTAAACAATATTGGAAAGCCTATTCAACAGCTATGGATACGTTTGATCGTCCACCGCCTCCAGCAAGCCCGGAAGAACAGCAAACAGATGATACACAAGCATGGCAGACATCAGCCTAAGGAATATGTATGACTTCAAATAATAATTTATATGATAAAATTGTATTGCCAGCAGTTAATACTTTAACTAGCAATATGACAAAAATGTACAAAGGGTTTAGCACAGTAAGTGCTAATACTGAAAATTATAATCTCTATGATTTTGAATTAATTAAGCAAGATATTTTAAATCATTTTTATACAAGACAGGGTGAACGTCTTATGAATCCTAGTTTTGGATGTGTAATATGGGATTTATTATTTGAGCCTCTTACCGAGCAAGTTAAGGGCGTTATACTACAAAATGTTAATACAATAGTTAATTATGACCCTCGTGTCAAATCTGAAAATGTCACGGTAACTGCCTATGATACAGGAATTCAAGTACAACTAACCTTGCTTTTTGTGCCCTACAACCTACAACAAACAATGCAACTGTCATTTGATCAAGCTAATAATCTAGTAGTGCAATAAACAGCGCACATAATTGTTACAAATAAATACAATACTAGGACTACTAAATGAGCTCAACTGACAGACAAAATAACTTGTTAATTAATCAAGACTGGAAAAAGATTTATCAGTCTTTTAAAAATGCAGACTTTCAAAGTTATGATTTTGAAAATCTACGCAGAACTATGATTACATATCTGCGTACAAATTATCCAGAAGATTTTAACGATTATATTGAAAGTTCAGAGTACCTAGCACTAGTAGATCTAGTAGCATTTGTTGGACAAAGTGTTGCATTTCGAGTAGATTTAAATGCACGTGAAAACTTTTTAGAGCTAGCAGAACGCAGAGATAGCGTCTTACGTCTTGCAAGATTAATCAGTTATAATGCTAAACGTAATATTCCTGCCCAGGGTTTATTAAAATTTACCACAGTAAAAACAACAGAAACGGTAGTTGACAGTAACGGCAGAAACTTAGCTAATCAAGTTGTAACTTGGAACGATCCGGCAAATCCTAATTGGAATGATCAATTTATTAAAATAATAAATGCCGCAATGCCGTCTACTCAGCAATTTGGAAATCCATCAGCTAAAGATACAATTTATGGAATTCCTACAAGTCAATATCGTTTCCAAGGTACAAATACTGGCATTCCAATTTATGCGTTCACTAAATCTGTAGCCGGTCGCACGATGAATTTTGAAATTACAAGTACAACATTTAGCGGACAAGCATACATTTACGAAGAAACTCCAAAAGTTGGAAACAATCTTGCTTGCATTTACAGAGATGATGGTAAAGGAGCAGGTAGTAACAGTAATGGATTTTTTCTTAATTTTACACAAGGTACATTAACTGTAGGATCATTTACAGTTACACATCCTACTAGCAACGAAAGCGTTGATATTAATACAACTAATATTAATAATAATGATGTATGGTTATACAGATTAGATCAAAATGGAGCTGAGTCTGAATTATGGACACAAGTTCCTACGACTGCTGGAAACAATATTATCTATAATAGTTTGAATAAAAGCATTAAGAATATCTATAGTGTTGTAAGCAGAGCAAGCGATGCTGTTAGTCTAGCTTTTAGTGATGGTACTTTTGGAAATTTACCATTAGGTGATTTTAGAACATATTATAGAGTTAGCAATGGCTTATCATATGTAATCAATCCTGCAGATATTAGAAATGTATCTATATCTATTCCTTATATTAGCAGAAAAGGTCAAACAGAATCGTTGACCATAACAATGAATTTACAAACAAGTGTTGCAAATTCTGCTGTAGCAGAAACAAATGCTAGTATCAAAGCCAACGCTCCTCAAACTTATTATACGCAGAATAGGATGATAACAGCTGAAGATTATAACATCAGTCCGTTATCGGTTACTCAACAAGTTGCTAAAGTTAAAAGTATTAACAGATCAAGTAGCGGTATTAGTCGATACTTTGATCTTAAAGATCCTACAGGAAAATATAGCTCAACTAATTTGTATGCTAATGATGGCGTCTTGTATCAAGATCCATACATTCAATTAACTACATTTCAATATAACACAAAATCAGATATTGATGGTGTTATATATAATACAGTTTATGATTTATTACAATCGATTGATTTAAGAAATTTTTATTATAATAATTTTATAAATTTCTTAACTACTAGTCTTAATATTAGTTGGTATCAAACTAGTGCTACTAGTTCTTCTAGCAATGGCTATATTGGAAATGTAGTAGATGCATCTCCATTTCCAGTAGGAAGTTATACTGCAACTGATCTTAAATATTTAACTCCAGGTGCATTAGTTAAATTTGTCGCACCTGCTGGCTATTATTTTGATAAAACACAATCAAATAAATTAGTCTACGGCACTGTTGGTGCATTAGGTAGCGCAAGTTATATATGGGCAGAAGTAGTAAATGTTGTTGGTAACGGAATCCCATCTACTGCATATCCTGGCCCGATTACATTTAGTGTAGTAGTTCCTAATACTTCTATTATTACGCAAATTATTCCTAAATTTACCACGACACTTAGTTCTAGCGTTATAACCACAGTTATTGATTTAATTTTTAGTAATCGTGCATTTGGATTAAGATATGATGGCCCGACACAAACATGGCAAATTATTTTTGAAACTAATCTTGACCAGACTTCGTTGTTTAATTTAGGTAAACAAGGCGATGTATCTAACACTAAACAAGATTCTAGTTGGATGCTATTGTTTACAACTGATAACGAAACATATACAATTACTACAAGATTGCTAAGATATATTTTTGAAAGTGATGAAGAATTAACATTTTATTTTAATGATAATGTGACAATTTATGATTCCACTACAAATTCAACTGTTAGGGATCAAATTAAAATTTTAAATATCAATCATCAACCCGGATTGACTACTTCGTTCACAGAAGATTATCCTTGGGACGTTACATCATCATATAGCGGACTTGATGGTTATGTTGACAATACAAAAATTGTTGTATCTTTCAGCGATTCAGACTATAATGGTATAGTGGATAATCCGCAGTTATTTTTAGATATTGTTAATCCTACAACAGCTCCTTTAACAAAATATATTATTCAACAACGTTATATAATTTCTACAGGACAAGAAGATTATAGATATGTTAATAACAGTAGTAATATTGTTATTATACTAAGTTCAGAAAGTGCGCTAGGAGCATATAACCAGTATACAGATGGACAATATTTTTACTTTACTTCTACTGGAGTAGTAAAACAGCTGACTTTAGCAACTTCTGCACTAGTACCAACATTAGATTATAAAGTGTTTGTCGGTAGAGATAAACTTAAATTCCAGTATACCCATAGTGCGGATTTTGAAAGTAGAATTGATCCAGGCTCAAGTAACATAATGGATGTTTATATATTAACTAAAGATTATGATACCGCATATAGACAATGGGTTGATGGAGCAACTTCAATAAAACCTTTGCCTCCAAGCTCTGACGAAATTAATAATCTTATAGGATCGTCATTGGATCTTATTAAACCGATATCAGATGAAATAATATATCATCCGGTAACTTATAGATCTTTATTTGGGCCCGATGCAAGTCCAGAATTGCAAGCAACATTTAAAGTTACAAAAAATATAAATTCTGTAGTATCGGATAATGATATACAGTCTAGAATTATTACAGCGATTAATCAATTTTTTACATTAGATAATTGGAATTTTGGAGACACATTCTATTTTACAGAATTGTCTACTTATATTATGAATCAACTGACACCTGATATAACAAATTTTATAATTGTTCCTATTCAAAGTAATGCTTATTTTGGCAGCTTATTTGAAATATCATGCCCAAGCGACCAGATCTTTATTAGTACTGCAACTGTTTCTAACATACAAGTTATTACAAGTATCACCAGCGGCAATATTAAATCAGTGACCGGCTCGGCACTTTCTTCAATATCTTCACAGACTATAACTAGCGCAACATACGGAAATTTAAATGGCTGATCTTACCAACCCATACGGCGATAAAAAAAATCTATCATCAGATTTATTACCAAACGTTTACAAAACTGATGCTAATAAAAGATTTTTACAAGCTACCATCGACCAGCTAACACAACCTGGTGTTGTTAAAAAAGTTAACGGCTACGTTGGTAGAGAAAATGCTAAAGCAACGACCGGTTCTGATATTTTTTTACAAGCCGCTAGTCAAGATAGACAAAATTATCAACTTGAACCTAGTTTCACTATTAATGATCCACTAGGCAATAATATCTTTTTTAAAGATTATATCGATTATATTAATCAATTAAATGTGTTTGAAGCCAATGTTTCAAACCATAGTCGATTGAATAAGCAAGAATTTTATAGTTGGGATCCACATATTGATTGGGATAAATTTGTTAATTTCCAAAACTATTATTGGTTACCGTACGGACCCGAGACTATTAGAATTTACGGACATAAACTAAATGTCAACAGCACTTATACTGTTGATTTAAAATTAGAAGCTTCAAATAATCAATTAGTGTTCACGCCTGACGGGCTAACACCCAATCCTTCTATAAAGTTATATAGAGGACAAACATACACATTTAATATTAATAGTGTAGGAGATCCAATTAGTATCCGAGTAGCTCGATCTTTAGTAAACACCGATTTATATAATACTGGAGTTACTAGTCAATCGGTGCAATCTGGATCAATAGTGTTCCAAGTTCCACTAGATGCGCCTAGCATCTTATATTATCAAAGCGATCGCAATTTAAGTTTAGGCGGTGTGTTTGAAATATTATCAATAGAAGACGATACTTATATTGATGTTCAAAATGAATTATTAGGAAAAGCATCATATACTTTATCAGACGGCACTAAACTTAGTAATGGTATGAAAGTATCATTTGGTGGCAATGTGACACCGGCTAGCTATGCAACTGGGGAGTATTATGTTGAGGGTGTTGGTACTGCTATAACACTAACAAATAAAGAAGTGTTAGAAGTTACCAGTGTATATACTATTGAACAAACTATTTTATTTGATAGCGATTTATTTGATAGCAATGCGTTTAGCGATACAACAGCGTTTGCTCAATTAAAAGATTATATCACTATTAATCGAGCAAGTGTTGATTATAATCCATGGAGCCGATACAATCGATGGTTTCACAAAGATGTAATTAATGCAAGTGCCACATTTAACGGACATGTATCGAGTACCGATCAAACTCTAAGAGCAGTACGTCCTATTATAGAATTTCAACCTAACTTAAAATTATTTAATTTTGGTACTACTGCAATTGGCGATATTGATTTAATTGATAATTTTACAAAAGATGTATTTTCTACAATCGAAGGCAGTCACGGATATAGTATAGATGGTGTTCCACTAAGCGAAGGCCAAAAGATATTGTTTACAGCAGATACAGATCGTCTCGTAAAAAACAATATATATCAAGTTAAATTTGTGGATGTGTTACATTTAAATACTAACAGCAAACAAATTCATTTAGTAGAACTAGCACAACCTTTAGAAAACCAAGTAGTTTTAATTAAAACTGGATCAGTAAATCAAGGATTAATGTATTGGTACGATGGCACAACTTGGATTAAAACGCAGACTAAAACTAAAACTAATCAGCCGCCGTTGTTTGATATAGTAGATTCTAATGGTATTAGTTTTGGAAATTTATCAACTTATGATGGGTCGACTTTTGCTGGAACTGAATTATTTTCTTATAAAATTGCATCTAGCGGAGCAACAGATCCATATTTAGGATTTGCTTTAAGTTATAAAAACATTTCAAATATTGGAGATATTTCTTTTAATTTTAATCTAAATTCAGATACATTTAGATATAAAAATGAAATAACTTTAGTTACTATTCCTATTAATACTGGATTTTTAAGTCATACTCTTTATTCAGGAGAAGTAGAGTATCTTAATGGTTGGCAAATTTGTAATTCAACTACAGTTCAAGCGTCTATTAGAATTTATAAAAATTCTAATTTAACAAATAATTTTAATATAGATATATTTGATGATATTTCAAACTTAAATGATCTACAAATAAAAGTATATGTTAACGGAATTTTCTTAAGTAATAATTCTTATACAATAGTTACAGGTTCGTTCTATAAAACAATACAACTGAATACACCTATAGCTTTAACTGATGTATTAACAATTAAAGCGTATGCATCTCAACCAATTAATTCTAATGGATATTATGAAATCCCTGTTAACTTGCAAAATAATCCGTTAAACGATCAGCTAACAGACTTTACACTTGGCGAAGTATTAGACCATGTTAACTCTATTGTTGAACATATTCCAGATTCTTCTTATACTAACATTAGAGATTTAGGTAATATTACACAATATGGTACCAAGTTTGTACAACATAGTGCTCCAGCAAGTTTAAATGTATATCATATCACTAACCAAACAAATAATGTTATTAGAGCTATTGAAAAAAGTAGAGATGATTATATTAAATTTAAAAAAACATTTATATCAATTGCAGAATCACTTAACACTTCTGATACTCCTCGCAAACAAGTTGACGAAATTTTAAAAATTATTAATTCTGATAAAACAAATTCTCAACCATACTATTTTAGTGATATGGCGCCCTATGGTAGCAGTGTGGAAACAGTAATTACTGTAATTGATTATAGAATACAAATTTATCCATTAAACAACGCATTTAGTTTAGATACTTTAACACCCAATGCAGTTGGGGTTTATGTAAATGATGTGCAGTTAATATATGGTAGAGATTATTTGTTTAACACACAAGGGTTTGTTACAATAACTTTTGCGTTGACAAATGGAGATGTTATTTCTATCTATGAATATGAAAGTACAGACGGATGCTTTATTCCAGAAACACCGACAAAACTTGGAATTTATCCAAAATTTACTCCTCAGATATATCTAGACACATCGTTCATTACGCCTAATACAATAATCCAAGGACACGATGGAAGCCAGATTTTGGCTTATGGAGATTACAGAGATGATGTTATTTTAGAATTAGAAAAACGAATCTTTAACAATATCAAAGTTGCATACAATACTGATATTTACGATATTGCTGACATTTATCCAAGTTATACTAGACCTAATGATTATTCTTTAGCAGAATTTAATCAAGTCTTAGCTCCTAATTTTTATAAATGGTTACTATTAGTCGATACTGACTACACTAAAAATCCCTCTTATGATTCTAACAATCCTCTTACTTATAATTATAGAGGATTAAGCTCTCCATCCGGTACAGATGTTCCGGGTTATTGGAGAGGAGTGTACAAATATTTTTACGATACTGATAGACCAAATATTTGTCCTTGGGAAATGTTAGGATTTACAATTGAGCCAAGTTGGTGGACTTCAGTATACGGACCAAGTCCGTATACTAGCAATAATCTTGTAATGTGGACTGACATTGCTAACGGAATTATTAAAGGAGATGGTACATCTCCAAGCACAGTTAATTTTAAATATAAAAAATCTTATCTTGTAAATCATATTCCAGTTGATGAGGATGGAAATCTAATTAGTCCAGCTCAAGCTGGTATAGTAAGTGGTACTATAACAAATCAAACAGCTTCAAGTTTTATATTTGGAGATGTTGGCCCAGTAGAATCTGCATGGCGTAGAAGTAGTCATTATCCTTTTAGTATATTACTAACTAGTTTATTATTGACTCCTGCAAAAACATTTGGAGTATTATTGGACAGATCGAGAATTGTAAGAAATATAGCTGGTCAGCTAATTTATTCGCCTACGGGTTTAAGAATTCGTCCTACAGATGTAGTCTTGCCTAGCGTTACAACTAGCAACACTCGAGTGCAAACTTCTGGTATTATAAATTATATTATAAATTATATTTTAAGTGATACTACTACTTTATATTCTGCCTATGTTTATGATTTAACTAATATTCAAACGCAGATTAGTCATCGTGTAGGAGCGTTCACTAGCAAAGAAAAATTTAATTTAATTCTAGATAGTAAGACTCCTCTAAGTACAGGAAGCGTATTTGTTCCTCAAGAAGATTATAGCATTATTTTAAATAAATCTAGTCCTATTAAATCAATTTCTTACAGTGGTGTAGTTATAACAAAACTTACAAACGGATTTGAAGTTAAAGGTTATAACAGAACTCAGCCTTATTTTGTGTATTATCCTTATTTGCAATCTGGAGCAACAGTTACTATTGGTGGAATAACTGAAGCTTTTACGGTATGGACAGAAAATGAAAACTACGTGGCAGGTAAAATTGTAAAATATATTAATCAATATTATCAAGTTAGAACATCTCATTTGTCGACAACTGTTTTCCAACCACAATACTTTACAGCTATAGGTAGCGTTCCTATTATCGGCGGCAAGGCCGCAATATTTAGAAAAACATGGGATAGAACTGCACCAATAACAGTTCCTTACGGATCAGAATTTTCAACAATACAAGATGTAGTAGATTTTCTTTTAGGATACGGAGAGTATTTAAAAGATCAAGGATTTATCTTTGACGAATTTAATAGTAATTTAAATGCCGTTACCAATTGGGAAACTAGCGCCAAAGAATTTTTATTCTGGACTACACAAAACTGGAGTACAGGACAAGATAAGTGGGACGACTGGTTGCCAAATAAATCATTTGTCTATAATGATATTGTAAGATATAACGGAGAATATTATAAAGCTATTAGTAATGTTTTACCAGATGTTAACTTCCAATCAAAGAATTTTGTAAAATTAGATGGGCTAAGTTCTATAGGAAGTTCTGTAATAAGTCTAAGCCCAGCGGCAGATAAGATAATTTTTAACACTCCGTTGAGTGTAGTAGACGATATTAGAAATCAATTTAACGGATATGAAATTTATAAAGTAGATGGCACGCCATTAGAAGCAATTTTTATAAATTCTTACAGATCTGATAATGCAGTAAGCTATAGCCCACGAACAGCTGATGGAATATACGGAGCAACATTTTACTTAATACAGCATGAGCATGTAGTATTGTTGAATAATACTACAATGTTTAATGATACAATATATAATCCTCCCACAGGTTATAAACAAGACAGAATTAAAGTATCTGGATATGTTAGTATAGATTGGTATGGCGGATTTGATATACCTGGATTCATTTTAGACTTAGCTAAAATTACAGAATGGTCAGAATGGACTGATTATGATTTAGGTGATATTGTAAAGCATAAAGAATTTTATTATACTGCCAGCAAATTTTTAGCAGGGACTGCAACCTTTGTCGACAGTGATTGGATTAAATTAGACTCTAAACCTAGCACACAACTGTTGCCAAATTGGACGTACAAAGCTGGACAGTTTACAGATTTTTATAGTCTTGACAGCGATAATTTTGATTCTAAACAACAACAAGTAGCCCAACATTTAATTGGATACCAAAAACGTCAATATCTTGATACAATTATACAAGACGATGTAAGTGAATATAAATTTTATCAAGGAATGATAAGAGAAAAAGGTACTAGAAATGTCTTGAATAAATTATTTGACGTACTTAGTGCAGACAACCAAGAAAGTTTAACGTTCTATGAAGAATGGGCAATACGTGTAGGGCAGTATGGCGCAAGTAAGGCATTTGAAAATATTGAATTTGTTTTAAATCAATCAGCATTTTTTACAAATCCACAAGCGTTTGAATTAGTAAATTCAATTCCTTATACATTAGTAAACGATTTTGTTATAAGACAAACTCCCAACGACATTTATTTAAAACCGTTAGGTTATGCTTCGGCACCTTGGCCGCTAACTACTAACTATATACCGTTTTTAAATAGTGCCGGATTTGTAAGAAATTCTGAAGTGTTCAAAAGTTTAGGCACGTTATCAGAAATAACAGGTATTGATCCTGACACTGGATTATTATACGATATAACTACGTTCAACGCCGGATGTTACATACAAGTTTCATTTGATAATAATTCTTGGAATGTATATAAATTTACAAATTTAAATTTAAAAATTCAATCAGTATCTTTTAGTAATTCGGTATTAACATTTACTACAGAAAATATAGTAGTATTAACAGTTGGACAATATGTTGGTATTAGCCAAGTTGCTTCAATTGCTGGATTTTATCAAATTACATCAGTTAATTTAAATTCGTTCTCTGTATCGGCACCGTTAATTAAAACTATTAGTAATCCTTTTACACAATCTGCACAACTGATAGTTTATGGATTTTTAAGTCAAAAAATACAAACTACTGACAATTTAGACGATGTTATTGATAATGATTTATCAGCTAACCAACAAGTATGGGTAGAAAATTATTCAAACGGCAAATGGGCCACTTTAAGTTATAATCCAATATACTCGCAAACAGAAATTACAAATACATTCCCGATAGATAATTTAAACTATGGTAAAAATATAGTAATAAGTGGTAACGGTAAAATAGCTGTTACAGCTATGAATACTGGAGAAATTCGTATATGGGATAAGGCAGGCCAGGCTAGCCCATGGATTGAACGCCAAACTATTTCGTTACCTCTTGCTTTATCTGGACTAAACATTGCTCGCAATTTATCAACAGTGTTGGCAATAAGCGATGATGCATCATGGTTAGCAGTTGGATCTCCTTTAGCCGGCAACGTGCCGACAAGATTTAAAGGAGTATGGAATATATCTTCTAGTTATACAATAGGAGATATTGTAAGGGTATCTTATAATAATTATACACCAATCTTTTATCAAGCAATTGCAAATTCTTCTGCCGGAATAGCACCGGCCAGCGATTTAACTAAATGGAAACTAATAACTTATGTACCATTAGACACATCAGGTACAGCTAGTGCATTTAGTGAACAAGGTCTTGTATCTCTGTATCAAAAAGACGGCAATAATATTTTTAGTTTAGTTGATCATATTGTTAGTCCAGAGCCCCAGAACACTGAACATTTTGGAAATAGTATTAAATTTGGAACAAATTCCATGTATATTTCTGCACCAGGATATACAACACAAGCGGGACATGTCGGAGTTATAAGAAGATTTAATTATGCTACAGTAATAAATGCGTCTTCGCCTTATAATCCAGTAGGATCGACCGGAACAACATTAAGTCTGACTTCTACTATTGGTATACGTGCTGGCATGACAGTGTCAGGTATTGGATTTACTAATCAGTATGTAGTTAGCGTATTAAGTTCTACATTATTAGAATTAAGCCTTGCGCCAACATCAATTCCTTCGGGAATTATATCATTTACTACAACTAGTTGGGTATTAGATTCGATTAATGTTTATTTAAGTCCTGCCGGAACGTCTGCGTATGCAACTAAATTTAATATCAGTGCAGATAATACAGTATTAGTAGCATCTGGATTAGCAAACAATTCTTACGGAGCTGTTTATGTTTATAAAGGCACGCCTTTTATTACTCCTACACAGATAATTACAGGATCTGACGTATTTTTTGGAGTAGCATTAACCTTGACAGATTCTGGTAATTACCTAGCAATTGGAGATATAATTACTACGATAACTAAAATTGATCAAGGTAATGTTACAATTTATAAATTTAATTCTAGCACTAATCAATTTAATTATTATCAAAGTTTAACAAATCATTCAGCTAAATCTTCTGGATATTTTGGAACTAATTTAAGTTTTATGAACGGCGAAAATACTCTTGTGGTATACAGCCAAGACGAAGACACTAGTCAATTGACTACCTTTGATACAATAACAACTACCTTTGATAAAAAATCTACCGCGTTCAGCGCACAACATACTAATAGCGGACGTATTGATGTTTATGATAGATATGCAAACAAGTGGGTGTACAGCGAAACATTACAAACTAGCAGTCAAACAACAGACGGATATGGGCTTGGATTTGCTGTAGGTGCAAATCATATATTAGTAGGTGCACCTTACAGTTTAGATTCTGGATTTAAGTCTGGAAAAATTTATGATTATTCTAAAAATTTAAATTCTTATAGTTGGAATGTATTACACTACGAAGTAGACAAACCTAATCCTAACAAAATTAAAAAAGCATTCTTATATAATAAAAAATTAGGAACTTTAATACAATACTTAGATATTATTGATGTTGCTCAGGGGAAAATTGCAGGCCTTGCAGATGAAGAAATAAAATTTAAAACATTTTATGATCCTGCAATTTATTCTGATTCGACTGGCACATTTACCGTAGTGACAGACAGTCAACAAGCCTGGACTAAATCTAAAGTAGGTATGTTATGGTGGAATTTAAGTACAGCTAAATTCATAGATGCGTATGACAATGATGTAATTTATAGAAATAGCAGTTGGAATACACTAGCAACTGGTGCAAGCATTGACATTTACGAATGGGTTGAGTCTTCAGTATTGCCTGCTGTATGGGATCAACAATCTGGAACAGTTGCTGGATTAGCCGCAAATATTAGCGGAACAAGTTTATATGGCAATAACGTTTATAGTAAGAGATCTCGTTATGACACACTAAGTCAAACAACAAGATATACTTATTATTTCTGGGTTAAAAACAAAACTACGATTCCAAATGTTTCAGGTCGAAATATTTCAGCGTCCGATGTGTCTACACTTATTTCAAATCCAAGAGGATACAACTATCCTTATTTGGCATTAACTGGTACTAATAGTTTTAGTTTAATTAATGTATCAAATAATTTGAATAACAGTGATGTTGTCTTATCAGTAGAATACTGGTTAATAGATAAAACAGATCAAAATATTCATCAACAATTTAAATTAATAAGCAACGATCCTATAACAACACTTCCTAAGTTAATTGAGCAAAAATGGATCGATAGTCTTTGCGGAAAAGATTCAGTTGGACGTGATGTTCCAGACTCAACACTTCCTGTTAAATTAAAATATGGTGTTGAAAACAGACCAAGACAAAGTATGTTTGTAAACAGATTTGAAGCTCTTAAAGAATTTGTTGACCATGCAAATATTGTGTTATCTGCAAATCAAATAACAAAAAATAAAAATATTTCAAATTTACAATCTTATGAAAAACTACCTAGTGTAATAACTGGATTGTTTGATTTGATTAAAACATCTGAAGTTGAAATTCCATTAATTAACACTGGCGGATATGTTCGACCAGTATTAGGAACTCCGGTAATTGCAGATGGTAAAATTATAGGCATTACTATTATAAATGCCGGCCGAGGGTACTTGTATGCTCCATATATTACTATAACAGGTTCAGGAGTTGGCGCAGTAGTCAGATCTACTATTAATTCAGCGGGCCAAATTACCGGCGCATCTGTTTTAAATAGCGGCGAAGGTTATACTAATAACACAACAGCTTCTGTGAGGGATTTTAGTGTATTAGTTGAAAGTGATAGCCAAGCTGAAGGATTTTGGAGTATATATTCTTATAATCCAGTTGATAACACTTGGGCAAGAGTTAGAACACAAAGTTATGATACTAGAAATTTCTGGGCATACGCTGATTGGTATGCAACAGGGTTTAATCAATTTTCGGCTATCGATTTTGCTGTTGACAATTATTACGGATTGAACTCTATTAACACAACCGTGAATCAAGTTGTTAAAATTAGAAATGCAAATTCAGGCGGCTGGGTGCTATTAGAAAAATATGCAACTTCTGCATCGACAGATTGGACACAGTCTTATAAAATTGTTGGATTACAAAACGGAACTATTCAATTAAAATCTACTCTTTATGAAAGTATCGACACAAATATTGGATACGACGGTTCGATATATGATAATGTTGTATACGATAATAACCCTTCTGTAGAATTAAGAATTATTCTACAAACATTGAAAAATAATATTTTTATAGATGATTTAAAACAAAATTATTTAGATTTGTTCTTTACCACAGTTCGATATGCACTTAGCGAACAACTATATTTAGATTGGATCTTTAAAACAAGTTTTGTTAAATCTACACATAATCTTGGAGTATTAGATCAACCGGTAACTTATAAACCTGATAATTTAAGTAATTTTCAAGATTATATTTCTGAGGTAGTACCGTATCGTAGTACCGTAAGAGAATATGTCAGCGCATTTTCTGGAACAGATTACGAACATACTTTAGTTACTGACTTTGATATTCCTCCAATATATGAAGATGGCATGGAAACAATTATCAATGCTTATGTAAGCAATGGTAAGATACAAGCGGATGATGCTAACATACAAACTTATCCTTGGAAAAACTGGTTAGATAATGTTGGATTTTCAATAACTGAACTTAAAATTGTAGACGGCGGTACTGGATATATTTCAGAACCGGTAGTAACTATTACTAGTGATTCAGGTAGCGGAGCAACAGCCCGTGCATTTTTTGCTAACGGAGTTGTTAATCGAATTATAATACTAACACCAGGTTCAGGTTATTTGTCAGCTCCAACTGTAACACTAAGCGGTGGATTATCAGTAAGTGGTAAACAAGCTACTGCAATTGCAATTATTGGAAATAGTGTAGTTAGAAGCAATTTAATTAAAATTAAATTTGATAGAACTACATATTCGTATTATATTACACAGTTAGATGTAAGTCAAACATTTACCGGCAGATCTGGAATATTACAATTTAATCTAACATGGGCACCAGATATTAAAGTTGGAAATTCTTCAGTAACAGTTGACGGTGTGCTAATTCTTAGAGATTCGTACACATTAGCTGTAAAAACAACCACTACTAATGGTTACACACAATATTCTGGATTAATAACATTCTTAACATCTCCTGCTACAGGATCTGTAATTGTTGTAAATTATATTAAAGATGAATCTTTACTAAATGCTAATGATAGAATAAAATATTATTATAAATCAAGTAACGGATCGTTAGGTACAGATTTTGCACAATTGATGACTGGAATTGATTACGGAGGAGTTATTGTAAATGGGCTAGGGTTTGATGTAGCTACAGGCTGGGGAACGTTGCCGTACTATAGCGATAAATGGGACAGCGCAGATCCTACATTCAATGATTATATTGTAACAGTTTCTGCCAATACACATTCATTTACATTACCATATACTCCAGTAGCAGGAGTTGACATTAATGTATACCATTCAGTTTTAAATACTGATGCTTACACATCAGATGGTGTTACTACAAGTTATCCATTTAATTTGTATGATGTATTGCCAGTAGTTAGTGCAAATATAGCACACCAATCCGTCTCAATCCAGACTAATTACTACCCTCCAGCAGGTGCATATATTCCATCGACAACATTAACTGTAGCTAGCACAGTTGGCATCGTTCCAGGAATGACTGTAATTGGCGCAGGATTTGTTGCTGATTCTATTACACTTGTTCCATTGCAACAAGTGGTATCGGTAATTAACAGTACCACTTTAAAATTAAATATTGTTCCAAATACACAACCTAACGGCACATTAACTTTTACAAAAAATGTGGCTAAATCTACTATACTAGCGCTATCTAGTGTAGCTGGTATTCAGATTGGTGATGCGGTATCTACGTCGGCAGTATCAGCGTTTGGACAAGATACCGTTGTTACTGCAATAAATTCAGTAACTAATGAAGTTACGTTAAATCAAATAACATTTGTTACTATACTTAATAGTTCGTCTATAGTATTTTCTAGATCGTTATCACCGATCTTTTCTAATTATAATGCTATTTTATCTGCCCCGTTAACAGCTGGCACAAATATTATCATTAAGAGTTACTTTGATCCTGTAAGAATTGACGACCCTAATTACGGTACAATGTTGCAAACTAATAGTAATGCAGTAATGAGTACTCCAGTGATGAATGGTATTACTAGTGTAATTACGATACCAAATACAGTTATTGTAACAGATGGCGATAGATTTATTTTAAGACAAAGCACTAGCGACGGATCAGTTAAGCCATTAGATCAGGATTATGATACAGCGTTGTCTGGTGGTGATATGGGTTATACGACTGCAACTGGTCTGGCACCTGAAGATATTATTGTAGATGGTGATGATTTAATTAGTCCTACAACTAGCCCAGCACCTGAAGAAGTAGTTCCAGGCCAAATAGTGGATACACTGGCTATTAAAGTGTTTGACCAGCCTAACTCGGGTAGTGCAAATATAAAAGTAGACAAATATATTGCAGATGGCAATACTGTGCTATTTGATATAACACAGCCCATTAACAATTCCAGAGCTCTTATAGTTAAAAATAACGATTCTATAGTTACATATAACACAGATTATACAGTCGATTACAAAAATAAACAGATTAAATTTAACGTTGCTCCAATAGCTGGAAATATAGTTAGTATATTCAGTTTTGGATTTAATGGTTCTAATATTTTAGATATCGATTCTTTTGTAGGTGATGGATCAACTACTGAATTTTTAACAAAAGCGCCTTGGACTACTTATGAAACAAGTTTAGTTTATGTTGACGGTGTTGCATCAGTTATTGAATTATTCAAAACAGATTCAACCTATGCGGCTTCAAATCGAACTGGTATACGATTTGGTATTGCTCCTGCTGTAGGTTCTGTAATAAATTATGTAATTGTCAGCGGCACACAACAAACATTCAGTATTGCTAAGACTGAAAAGATTCCAACAGATGGAGTTAATCGAGTATACAATTTATTTTATCCAGTCGGAAATGTACTTCCAGCAGAATCTAATATGATTGTAAGAGTAGATCAAACTATATTGTCTAGTCCGATAAATCAGTATTATACTATTGCCAATAATGAACTTAGTTATACTGTAGATGAAGATAGAGCGATTCCTTATAGTATTACTATTGATAATATATTAGTATATGTTTCTGGAGTTAAATTGAATCTAGGAACTGATTATACAATCGATTTGGGCGGCATAACTGTAACTATAACTAAACAAAATTATAATTTATATCAAGGCCAAATTTTATCTATTAGCATTATACAAAATAATGGTTATGCATATTTGCCTAATACACAACAAATATCTTTTAGTAATGTTTATAATTCTTCAAATGTTGTAGAAGTAATTAGCTTTTACAATCATGATATTTTAGATGTTCAAAGAACTGCATTTAACATTACAACTGATATATCTTACATACAAAATTCAGTAACATATTTTAATTACACGGGCCTTGGTGCTGGAATATTACCGTTAGATAGAACAGTGCTTAATGATTCGTATGTATGGATAACACATAATAATACATTATTGACTCCTTCGTTAGATTATAAAATATCAGACGATAAAAAATATGTATGGTTGGCTCAAACACCAGCTCTTAATGATGTATTTTCTTTAATGACATTCAGTAGTAATGTGTTGACTCCTGGCATTTCTTATATGCAATTTAAAGATATGCTTAATAGAGTTCATTTTAAGAGATTAAGCAAAAATAAACAAACACAGCTAGCTAATGATTTACATTATAATGATGTAGTAATCCAAGTAATCGATGCTAGTAATTTTGATAAACCTAACACGGCCTTACAAAAACCCGGAGTGGTTGAAATTTACGGAGAACGTATTGAGTTTTATCAAATTGATGGAAACACATTGAGTCAATTGCGCCGCGGTACACAAGGAACTGGAACGCCTCAAGTCCATCCAATAGGTACACCTGTGCAAGATATTGGTCCATCAGAAACACTGCCTTATTCTGAGTCTTCTACAATAACAACTATAATTAGTGATGGAACTAATATAGTTTCTTTACCATTCGTTCCTGAAAAATCAAATGAAATATGGACTTATTCAACTGGATTCACAAGCACAATACCTACCGGGTATGGTCAGAGCGACCAGCTTGAAGTATTCATCGCAGGTTATAATGATGCAATTGACTGGATGCCAAATGTAGAATATACAGTTGGAATTATAATTAAAGTAGCGTCTTATAATTACAGATGCATTACATCACATACTAGTTCAACTAATTTCTTGGCAGATAGCGCCAACTGGCAATTCTTTATCGGAAATTTAAGACTTAAAAAGAAACCGTACAAAGTTCATAATGAAACTATTGCACCTTATAGCCCAGCTGGAGATGTGCAGTTAGATGCCGAATTTGCAGTAGATGGAGTTAATTCAAGTTTACGATTAACAAATTTAATACCTGCCGGCACTCAAATTACTGTGGTAAGACGAAAAGGCATAAGTTGGGATAGTTCGTTAAATATTCAGTATGACAATAATAACATTGCTACTTTCTTAAAAGCAACTCCGGGTATTTGGTATAGCGACAAGGTTGGATTAACAACTAGTACAACGTTTACTGGATCGTTTGATAATAGTAGTGCTGGATTCGATGATAATACAGATCAGTGGTAACAAAGGAAAAACATAAAAAATGTCACAATTAATAATTAATACAACACCGGGAGCTGCCGATAGTTTAAAATCGGGAGCTGCCAAAATAAACAGTAATTTTACTGAGTTATATTCTCTTTCTATACCATCACTGATTGGAAATAGCGGAAAATATTTAACAACTGACGGCAATGTAGTTACTTGGCAACCGTTTGTAGCTACTAATGGTGTTGTTACCACATCGGCTTATGCTGATCCCGCTTGGATTACTAGCCTAAGTTATACTAAACTAACAAATACTCCAAACTTAGCTGTTTATTTGACTTCTAATAGCTTGTCAGTGAGGACTGGTGTTGCTAGCGGAAGCGGAGCATTAAGCTATTCTGCAAATCAATTTACGTTTACTCCTCCAGTGATACCTACATATACTGTTTCAACCAACAGTGCTAGCGGCACTGGAAGTTTGAGTTTGAGCGGAAGTGTTTTCACTTATACACCGCCAAACATATCATCATTTATTAGTTTGAATAATTTAAGTGTGATAAATGTTACTCCAAGCGGAGCCGGTAATATAGCGTACAACAGCTCTACTGGATTATTTACATTTACTCCTCCGGCAACAGTTACTAATATTACCGGTAATGCAGGAACTGCTACCGCATTACAAACTGCTAGAACAATTAATGGAATTAATTTTGATGGTACGACAAATATTACAATTCCTGCGGTTAGTATTGCTAGCAGTTTAACTACATTGCCTAGTACAGTAATAAATTCTAGTTTGCAAACAGTTGGCACATTAACTGGCTTAAATGTTACTGGAAATACAGTAATTACTGGAAATTTAACAGTAACAGGATCAACAACTAGCACAAGTACAAGCACATTAAATGTAGCTAATAAAACTATTGTTGTTAGTAACGGTAGTACTAGTAGCGCACTTAGCGATGGCAGCGGAATAGTTGTAAACGGGCCCGCAACTCCTGCTAGTTTTTTATATACCGCATCAAATACTAGTTTTACAAGTAATATTCCTTTAGTTGCTAGTTCGTTTACGGGTAACTTAATTGGAAATGTAACTGGAAATGTAACTGGAAATGTCAGCGGCACGGCTGGTACTATTACAGGAGTCTACGGAGGATCGTTAACTAATGGTCAAGTAATAACAGCATTGGGCTATACTCCAATATCTCTTAACAGTCTTAGTGTGTCAACGGTAACTGCAAGC